ACCGATGCATACCAGAAATATCTCTTACCCAATCTTCACTCATGCTTTTAACCAATCCATCATTTGTTGTACTTCTAAAGATAACTCATTTTTCGGTTTAAGTACACCGTTTTTTCGGTTTATTTTCGTCGCAAGCTTTCTTGCTTGTTCCATATGATATATATTCGCTCTCTTTGTGTATTGAATACCGTTGAGATGGTCCATTTCATGTTGAAATACACGAGCAGTGATACCATCAAACTTCTTTGTCTCAGTCGTACCATCCGGATGTGTAAAGCGAACCTTAATAAACTTCGGGCGCTTGATCTTCACGAAGAGATTTGGATACGACAAGCATCCTTCTTCGAGTGTCACCGTCTCAGATGATACGTCGATAATCTTCGGATTGATAACACCAATCACGTTCTCTGCTCTCATGACAAACATACGAGTACGTACACCAATCTGATTGGCCGAGAGTCCCATACCTTCAGCATCGATCATCGTCTCGGCAAGATCGTTGTAGAGTTCGACTGGATTGACAATCGGATTATCGAAGTCAAACTTCGGCATCTCTTCGCGAAGCATATTTGCTGTATGATGTAAGATGTCTTTGATCATTTCACAATCCTATCAAAATTGAGTTTTGTCAATCTGCTAATGGCTACATGATACTTTTTCAGTAGTTCCATCTCAGCTTTCGAATACTGTTGATACCAGTATTGTTTGCCATCTTTCTCTTCAATCCACTGGTTCATGCTGCTATCCTACTAAAGTTTTTATGTTTCTCGAACTTGATTACGCTATGGAACTTATCATAGAGCTGATCGCCTTTGTGGCTAATCACAAACGTGTTCGTATCTTGTGTCAAGCCTTCGAGGATCTTCATGAATTCTTCTGTTCCTCCAACGTCGAGCGACGAGTCGAAGACTTCATCCATGAGGAGAAGGTTGGTCGAAGCAGAATTGCGAAGCTTAGCAATAGCCCTCCAGGTAAACATAAGGCTAAGATCAATGCGCATCTTTTCTCCTTCTGAGAAAGAGGCATAGCTGAAATCGTCTCTGTGACGCGACTTAATAGTTTCATTAAAATTTTCGTCCAATTCGAACTGGACAAAGAAGTCCATGGCTGCGAGATACTTATTGATCAACTTATTCATGACAGGAACATATTGCTTGATGATCTTTGTCTTAATGCCTGTATCCTTGAGCAAAACACCAGCGACTTCGAGAACTGAACGATGGTGTGTGAGTTCTTCTTTGCGAGCTTTGGTATTTTTTAATTCAGTCTTAAAAACATCAACATCGTCAGTGCTCGTATCAATCGCAAGTGTATTGTTACGAATCGATTCGATCTCTGCGTTCAGAGTCTTAATCGAGTTTTGCCACGAACGAATGTCCGCGTTATGACCAGTCATCTGAGTATTCAGAGACGTGATCTGTGCATTGATAGCAGCGATTTCGTTCAGACGAGTCTCGATGTTTTTCATCTGTCTTTCGATCTCAACCATGGCAGTTTCAATCTCACTTGTCTTATTCGTGCGATTACTAATCCATTCTTCTTTGAAACCATGATCGATACCTTGGCGGCATGTCGGGCAGTTATCGTGGTCGTGGAAGAACGAGATCTCTTTCTTAAACTTACGAATCTTGGTCTCGAGATCGGTCTCCATCTGACGTAGCTTCAGCTTACGCTTCGATACCTTGTCATGATCCTCGATCTGTGCACTCAGAGATAAGATGTTATCAGACACAACTTGAATAGCAGTTTCAGTTTCTGATACACGATCTTCGAGTTCATCGATCATGCCTTGCTTAGCTTTGATCAGCTCGTCATTGTTGGTACGAAGAGATACGATATGCTTCTCTGCCAATTCGATTTTGTTCTCGATGAGATTAATCTTATGATCAGACTCGTGAAGTTCATTCCGATTCTCAATGATCTTTTCTTTGAGCAATGTATTCATCGTACTAAAGATTTGTATGTCCAGAAGATCTTCGATGACTTCTCTTCGCCCATGAGCTGGGAGCTGCATAAAGGGCAAATAGTTTGCAGAGCCTAATACTACGATCTGGCTGAAAGATTTGAAACTTAATTTCAATAATTGCTTCTCAAAGTAATCTTGATAATCTTTATTAGAGCTATTTTGATTTAATAGTACACCATTTTGATAGATCTCGAACAGGTTAGGTCGCATACCTCTTTTTACAAGAAACGAGTTTTTTCCTACTAGGAACTCACATTCAACTAAAAGGTTCTTATTTGTCATTGAATTGACAAGCTGTGGCTTATTGATATTACGGAAAGCTTTACCATACAAGACATAAGACAGCGCATCCAAGATCGTCGACTTGCCTGCGCCATTTTCACCGAGAATGAGTGTAGATTTGCTGCGATCCAATTGGACTTCAGTCATTTGATTTCCAGTCGACAGAAGATTCTGCCAACGGAGTTTGTTAAAATAAATCATGATTACTCCACACTTAAAGCTTCACCATACAACGTTGTTAAGAAATTGTACAATCTTTTTTTATCCACTGGAGTTTCCCACTGGTCAATCACTTTGGTGAGGATTGTGAGTGTATCTTCCGCTTCATTGACAATGTCACGGTCATCTTCCAGTTGAAGATTGAGATTGTCTTCGACCACTTGTATGTCAAGAGCACCTGCCTTTTCGAGCTTATCAATATATGTATCGAACCAGAAAGGATTGTTCTTGTTCTTCACAATGACCTTCACATAGTTACCTTTGACAGCATCGAAATCTAATTCATGAATGGATTCAAAGTTGAGCCATTTGGCATCATCATAGAACCACTTCTGAAACATCGTATAAGGATTCTGTATGAATGTTAGCTCACGAGTGTCTGTGTCAAATATATGAAAGCCCCTTGGATCATCATAGTCAGACCAAGACATTTCGTAGGGTGCGCCAAGATAATTGATATTACCACGCGTGGATTTATGATGGAAATGCCCACTACACACGACATCAAACTTATCAAACATGCTAGCGCTAAATCCATGATCATTCACTGCACCCTTATACATTTCGAAGCCAGCGAGTTCGAGATGCCCAAATAAAACCTGCGCAGAAGTGTCATCGATAAACTTCATGCTTTCATCATAGTTGCCAGAACAAATCCAAGGAAGTACGGCAATACTCAAGCCGTCGATATCTACTTCTGTTGGATCTGAGTAATAATGAATGTCATACGTCGAGTGATCAAACAACTCGCGCATTGAATTGACTTCGTTCGTGTTCTTGAACGAAGTATCATGGTTGCCGATGATCACATCTAGACGTATTCCGGAGCTATCACAGTGCTCGACGAATCTTCGTAGGTGTCTTGCGGTGACAAAATTAATATACTTACGCCTATCAACAATATCCCCAAGATGAAATATACGATTAATACCATGTTCAGTAAGATACGGGAAAAAGTAGTCATAATAAAACCTATTAAAATATTCTGCAAAAGCCGCAGAATCTCCGCGGGCTCCCCAATGAGTGTCAGTGATCAAAGCAATTTTCATTTAAAAATCTTCTTCTTATTATAATATTCACGTAAAGACATATCCGCGAAATCACGAATGAGTTCCATTGAAATCATGTAGTTATATCGAATGTGTTCAGGTGTTTTTTCATTCAGCATGTTTTCTCTGATCTGTTGAACCAGAGCTGGAATATTATCCTTCATCTTCTTCGTCCTCGATAAACTTCTCTACGCCTTTCTTTTCGACAGGCTTTGGTGGTTTCTTTGCTTCAAACTTCTCTACCAATTCACCAAGCTTTTCTGATACATTGATAAATGCGGCATTGAAGTGCGATCGATCTTCTGGTGCCATGTCTACGAGAGTGTTCATGATCATGCTATTCTCAAAAGCTTTGTGTTTGATATATGTGTGCTTCTTTTCTTTTTGAATTCGACGTAAAAACGCATAGTAAATGATTTGTGTAAAGTAAGCGAATGGATTCGAAGATTTTTCTGGATTGAAGTTATGAATGTATGTCAGACAGTTTTCAATGCCATCACCTACCATCTCTTCGCGATAAGAATACCCAATAAAGTTAGGCCGAGTTGAGAGGCGCTGGGCAATCAACATAATGCATTTGCCTACATAATTTGGAATCGCTGGCCTTGGTTCACCATTCTTCTTTGCTTCTTGACAAGAATTCCAGAACTTGACCATCTCGGTATAAAACAACTTATTGTCGATATAGTGGGTAGTCGGTTTCTTTTTAATCATTATTCAACTTTCTCAATTTACTGTACTTTTTCCTACGAGTCTTTGTGTCAGAAAAGATTTCATCTTACGATCCATCTCATCCATACCCTCGAGGGTTTGCTTTAACATGACATCATTTTCGCGTTTAGCCGTAAATTCAACGAGTCGGCCATAATATTCTTCGAGTCTATTCGAAGGATTATAGCTATACAATACCACGTTTTTCTTTATATGTACACAGTTATCTTTCGAAAATGCTAACAAATAATCCATACGAATACCAGAACCTTCATCTGAGTCGTCGACAATATCCATCATAAATGGTTGTTCAATTGTATGTGTCGCTGATCTGTCTGTGTCATTTTTGATTTTACCGATCAGGACTTCGCCGTTAATCAAATGTAATACTTTTATCATAATTAAACCTTTACGTTATAGATTTCGTAGTCAAACTGCTCAGCATCATAAATCTTCGTACGTTCAATAAAATGCTTGAGCGTAAAGTTTTGATGGGATTTGTAAGAGAGATCATCGACGATATCATATAAGATAGCACCGTGTTCTTGTTTCTCTTCATGCAATCGAAGCATACGACCGATGGACTGTAGAACCTTAATCTTCGACTTCGATGGAGAAGCTGCGATCATATGATGTAGTCGATTGATACTCACACCTGTCGATGTCGTTCCGAGCGAGGCGAGGAGGATAGCGTTTTCTTCTTCTTCGAGAGCCTTTCGTATAGACTCTCGCATATCACCACTAACAGAACCATCAATGTAAAAAACATTATGATTAGTACTTCTTGTGATGAGATCATAGAGTGTTTTACCATGATCGACAATTCGAAAGAAAACAAGCTTATTACCTTTTAAAGAGAGTCCGAGGTTGCGGATGAACTTATTCCGAGCTTCACTACCAACGAGGAAATCGATTTCTTCTTGATATGTTTTTCCTTTGAGATCTTTGCTTGTCTGTTCATCATATTTAAGGACGATACACTTGATCTTGAGTTTAGATACGTATCCTTGATCCATAAGTTCTTTTGTGGTAACTGCTTTGTACTTTGGACCGAAGAGACCTTCGATTGTTGTCTCATTAAGAGGTGTACCATCGAGCGTGCCGGTAGTACCAAAACGATACTTACAATCAGTAAGACTGCTAAGAATTTGTATAAGCGAAGTAGCTTTTGCTCCGTGGGCTTCATCTCCGAATACGACTCCAAACTGTTGATACCAAGGTTTTGGCATCTTATTCTTACCATTATTGAGTGACTGCCACGTTGTAATAACAAGTTCAGCTTCGATGTCATTCGACTTACTTAAACCTTGAGTCGACATATGAATATCACCTGTATATCCATACTCTCGAAAGTCACTCTCCATCTGATTCACCAATCCAATCGTAGGAACGATAATCAAACCTTTGTGTTTCTGATACCATCTCATCAGAATGTAGATCATTAATGATTTACCAGAAGAAGTTGGCGATACTAATGTTCTTCGATTCGATCGAATACACTTTAAGATTGAATCAAACTGATAGTCTCGAATTGCATACTTTTCCGGAATTCTAAGAGTATCTATGAATTCCCTCAACTCATGCTCAGACACTCCGTCATAGTACATCTCTTCATCAAACGAGAATGTATAGTTTCGAGCATCGCAAAACTTTTTAATATGCCTTGCCAGTCCGGCGTATACATATCCAGTCAGATTGTTGACGAGACGAATCTTTCCATCCCACATTCTCGCTCGATACTTTGGATGGAACTTATAGTTCTCAGCATAGAACGTAAACGCATCTGCCAGTTCCATAATAGTCGATGGCTCTGCTTCCACTTTGACATGGACATTATTAATAAATTTAAGATGCACTGAACTCATTAAATACCTACTTTAAACCGTTCCCATTCTATTGCGGCCTTAATATTAAAACCACGAGCAGTGAGAGACTTGATGATGGATTCAAGGAGATCGATCTTCTCGTGCTGAATGCCGAGTTTGAGCGATAGATTTACCATATCCTTGTCTGCTTCGATATAGTTATTCACTTCAGATTTCAGTATTTTTCCTTGTGGTGGCAAGCGCCAACCTTTCTCATGAGACTCTTCTGTTGGTCCAAGCGTGTAGAACTCCAACTTCTCGAGCTTCAGTTGCTTGAGTTCAACTTCTTGTTTACGAAGCAGCAGACGCTCATGCGTAAAGATCTTAAAATACTTGTGATGGAGCTTTGGAATGTTGAGCGCCTCGTCGCCGAGCTCAGAGCGATTAATCTGGGAATCTTTTTCCCATTCTGCATAAATGTCATCAATTTTCATAACTAAATCCTATAAAACTTCGATATCATACCTTAGATATTTAAACTCTACACTGCATTCTATATAATTGACACTAGTATCTGTAGTATTAAACTCAATATCTCCAATACTCACTGGAAATGCATCATAAAAAGTTATCATAATATTCGAGTTCATGCTACTATTCATAATCTGTAAGTTGAGATCTGAATATAAAGCAGCTGTGCCTCCAACTTGAGAATTCTGTAAAGCCTTATATCCATCGAAACTTACTGGAGAAGCGAGTGCTACCATCCAGTTATAGATCTCGAGATAATCTGTCATATCTTCATTCACGCGAAACGTCAGATCGAGAGGACTATAAGTCAGTTTGCCTGTGACTGGAATCGGAACGAACGGAGTTGGACTCTCGCCGTTACTCATCTGTACTCCAGGAAAACGAACATTCTGTACATTATAGCTAATCGCAGGTGCTCGAGCCAAAGTAAACTTATAGCCTAAAGGTGACAGAAAGTTTTTGTTTATATTATTTACGGCTGTCATATCTTTCCTTCGGCTGTAATACCCATTATACACACTATTTATATATTGTACATGCCAAAAAGAAGGGGAGCCTTTCGACTCCCCTTCCAGTTTTAGAGGTTGGTTTTACACCAACTCTTATATTACATCAAGTTGTTAACAAGAACGCGACGATAGTACTTGTTCGAATCCTGCTCAAGAACAGCTGTTGCAGAAGCAGCAGTTGTACCCTTTGCGAATGGATTCGGTGCCATGCCGTAGCGTGTCTTGAAGCCAATCTTCGGTTGGAACGAACCTGGATCAACCGCACGAACCATCTGAAGTGGAACGTATGGGCAATAGAACAGACCGGCGTCGAACGGATTCGAACCCTTATAGCCTACGACCAAGAAGTTTGTACCGGCATAAGGATCGATATAGACCTTAATGCGACCACTGATAACACCAGCAAATGTGTTGCCTGTGTCGTCGATATTCAACGAAGAGGTGTTCAATGCAGGAGCGTAATCAAGAACGCCTGCCATTTGAAGTGCCGAAGCAACATCAGACGAGCAGATGATTACGTTACCCTTACCGCGACGTGTTTGCTTCGCGATCTGGTTGCATTCACGTTCGATCTGGAACAGAAGACCTTTGAACTTTTCAACTGACCAACGACCGTTTGAATCGGTGTCGAGGTCGAAGATACCAGCAGTTGTGGTTCCTTCGGTTGCACCCTTTTCAGCAGTGATAATGATCGAGCGAACAACTTCACGGTTGATTTCTGCAAGGATTTCGCCCGAAAGAATGTTCGAAAGTTCTGATTCTGCGTCAAGACCATGAATCGCTTTCAGATCTTGTGCGAGTTCAAGTGTGTATTCAGCCTTCAGTGCACGTGTCTTTGCAGATACGGTAACCTTCTCGATTGAGAAGCCCATTTCCGGGAAGATGTATGTGCTGTTAGCGCCGAGCAATTCAGCCGAACCAACGAGAAGACCCATTGTGTAGTTGTAGAACGTGTTGCCTGCGTTGTTTGACGAATCAGGTGCTGTACCAACGGTGTTAGCACCAACAGTAGTTGCTGTAGCAGCACCGGTGTTAGCAGCTGTTAAGCCAGCGCCGAGACGCGAAGCGTGACCTGTGTTGGCTTCGTTGTAGAAAGCTTCTGCAACACTCGGATCTGACGAGTTAGCATACTGCGAACGCATTGCAAAGATAAGGCCGGTTGGGCCGTTCATTGGCTGAACTCCGCAAACATCATAAGCAATTAGATTTGGCATCGAACGACGTACGAGCGAAATCAGTACCGGATCGAAGTTTGCAATATTTCCGCTGCCTACAGTATTTGTAGATTCAGCTTCTCCAAGCATTTGCTGCCCGCCACCAGCTTCGCGAAGCGCGCGCTCTGTGTTCTCAAGCACTGTCGCAGTGACAAGGCGCTTGTGAGCATCTTTAATTTCTGGAAGATCCGAGTGCTCGAGCACTGGCTTCCACTTGTTATTTAGTTCCTCAGCTAACATTTTATTCTCCCTTTATCCTTAGGATTTGTTTATTATTTATCAATTAAAAGTTTTTGGTTTTAGTTCTTGAAATCGCGCTGACATAGTTTGCCATTTCACCAACTGCTACAGGTTTAGCTTCTTCAGTAAGGCCTTCTGACGCTTCTTCTGTAATCACACCAGAATTAATTTCTTTCTTTTCAGAGAAGTACTTGCCCTTCAAAATATTGAGTTTCTTTACATAAGACTCAGAATCTGTGAACTCGATACCTTCTGCAAGAGTGCGAAGTTTTTCTACCTGTGTAGCAGCAAGACCTTCGGTCACTTCGTCGAATGCCGCTTCCATTGTCGCTTCATCGATGACTGACTGCAGTTCGAGTTGCTTGTTTACAGACTCGTCGAACTTTGTTTCAAGTTCTTCGATCTGTGCCTTCAATTCACCAACTACATCAAGCTTCTCTTCAGGTACTGTAATGTATGATTCAGCAAATAGATTGTAAAGACCTTCCATGAAGTTCTCTGCAATATCGGCGCGTAATGTGGATTCGACAGCAAGCTTGTTGTCTTCCATCCACGATTCTACTACATAATCGAGATACTGGTCGATTTTTGTAGTGATCTCTTCTTTGATTTCTTCTACTTCTTCGCCAAGACGAGTTTCAAACTCTTCTTCAAGACGAGCTTCTTCGATCGAAACGCGAGCTGAAACAGCAGCTTCAAAGATTGTAGAAAACTTTTCTTTTGCTTCTTCGGTCAGATCTTCACCGGCGAAAACTTCATCGATGTCTTCCTTGACCGCATTAAGCGTAGGCATTGGCATTTGACCCATACCAGGAGCTCCACCGGGAGTTGGCGACGAAGGAATACCATCGGCACTATATTGCTTGATCGAATCGTTAAAGAAGTGCGAAAGATCTTCGCCCTTCAGCTGAGCAAGGAGCTGGCTAAAAGTAGCTAGCATCTCTGCACGTGTTGGATTCGGCTTCAATGTTTCCGAACCAGCAGATTCATCGATACCGTCTTGAACGATTTCACTCGTATCTTTATTTGACATTTTTGACTCCTTGTAATATTTATTTATTTATTCTAATTAGATTTTAGAAATTTTATTGAGGAAGTTCTCAAAAATTTCAAACTTTTTAGCATCGAGCTGTTTAGAAGAAGATGCGCTTTCAATATTTTGTACAACTTGTTCGAGTACTGCAGCCGCTTGTTTCTTTGCGACGAGAAGTTCGTCTTGCCAAACCCACTCAACACCTTCCATAATTCCGTTCACAAATGCATCTGGAGCAGAAGGATCAGCTACAATATCAGCAGCTGTAGCGAGATAGAAATCGTCTTGAACTTCATTAATGCCTTCTTTATTTAGCTTCAATGAACCCATACCTCTGGATGAAACACCGAGCTTGACACCTTCGCCGATCAGCCCCTTGGCAATATTACCCATCGGAGTATCCATCAGCTTTGCTCGACCCACGAAATTGGTGCCTTCTCTCTTCAAAGAAGTGATCATATGAGATACACGATCGAGGTTAATCGACGGACCATCAGGATGACCTAACTCACCGAGAGCACGACCTTTTTGAATGTAAGACTCGTCGTAACGATTGACTTCTTTTTCAAGAGTTTCGACAGGATACATACGACCGTTGCGGTTCTTGATGCCTCCTTGCAAGAAGATACCTTCAATGTATACGTTCTTCTTCCCGTCTTCACGAGATTCAGTAATACATTTTAGATCTTCAACAACTTCTGTGATTAGCTTCATGTTCTTACCTTACGAGTTGTTATATGGTGAAATGAATGTGCCTTGCTTCTGTACTTCCAGCAAACAATATGAGTTTGCAGAACCGACAAAATTAACTACTAAATTTGCCGTAGGATTTACATTGAGCGGCATCCCGTTACCGGCATAGTCACAGTATCCAGTCGAGTCATATACGCCAACAAGAGTCGTACCTCTGAGGATTTGAATATGGCCATTGCCGTCACAACCCCAAAAAATTTGTGCGATATAAGCTCCAGAAAGAACCTCATCGCTCGTAGCGAGACAGGTGGCAGTGGCACCAACATTTGTAGTAGTGCTATTGCCAACAACCACAATATTGCCGCTATTCGCAGCAGATATGTGAATAACGGCAGAAGTATTTTTCTTATTTGATGTAATAGTAACAGCCATTATTCACCTCTATAACTGATTGAGAAGTCCAACATTTGCTCGATGCCGTCTGCGGTGTCGCAAGCTTGCATGAATGCATATTGGTTATCTTCGTTGAGTTTTTCAAAGACCGATATCATCGTTCTCTGATGTGTTTCTGAAATATCAGCCAACTTAGTCAGAAGACGCTCTTCTTTGTTGAGTGGTTTGTCACCGCGCTCTGCTGAAAGCTTCGCAGCGATTGCCATCACTTGGCGCTTCTTCTGTGATTTACCCATAAACTGAGGAGCATCAGACTTCTGGAAATCCTTGACTACGGTTCCCATCGAAGCTTTCTTCATGTCAAGCTTTTCTTCAATCTCTACTTCTTCAGCAACCTTTGGATGCGATAAACCGTAGAGTCGTTTTGTAGTAGTACGAACAGCTTTTGCTCCACCCTTCCAAATATTATCTTTGAATGACTTTTCAGCTTTGGCTTTGTAGTCAGCAGCTTTCTTTGGTGTGTCTAAAATTTCATCGATCTGTTCTGAATCTTCAGACATCTTCATTTCACCGCTGCGGCGCTTCAAAGCCATCGTACGACCAGCTGCACGCTTCTTCAGAGTCTTAGTATCTGATCCGTCTTTTGACCAATCTCCGCCGCCCATCTTCATTTTATCGGCAATCTTTTTGCCTTGTTCGCCGGCCTTATTATAATAAGTGCGTACAGTAGGTTCGCTAAGCTCTTCTAGCTCTTCAGCTTCTTCAGCAACCTTTTTCTTCTTACGAAGAAGGTGGAAGTCATGCGCATCAACCTTGCCATTCTTATTAGCATCGATCTTATGCTGAGCACCTTTTAGTTCTTCGTATACTTCTTCGTCTTGACCAGGATTGTAGCCCTTACGATGTTTCGGACGATCGGCCATCTTGACCTTCGAGCCTTTGAAAACTTCGTCGTCATTGCCGTTGCGATCGTCAGTCTTCGCAACTACGTGTTTATCGATGAACTTTTGCTCGTCAGGATTTTTGACGACCATTGGTCCAAGCTGTCTTTCATTTAAGAAATCTTTAAGCGTCTTCGCCATCGTCGTCATCTTCCTCTGTGTCTAAGTCTTCAAGATCTTGTAACTCTTCAAGATCAAGATCATCGATATTAAAATCTTCGTCTTCGAACTCTTCGTCGTCAATTTCAAAATCTTCTTCGTCGAAGTCATCATCGGTGTCTTCGTCTTCGTCATCGATATCTTCTGGCTCGGCGAACATCTGCTGAGCATATGCAACGCTCTCATCTTCGAGTCTTGCGTCAATCTTCTGTCTCATAATTGCATCGAATGCGTTTGCAAACCGAGTAGGTTGTTGATCTACGGTTGCTCCAATCAGTTCGTCAATATCCATATAAATTCTCCAAAATTCTTTTACTATTTATACTCGGTTTATTTTCCTACCAAATCTGGTACGTTTGGAATAGAAGTAGCCTTCGGTTTACCTGCTGGTGAAGGAGTCGCATCATCTGGAGAAGGCTCAGTGCCTACATCTCCAGGTGGTAACTGCTCTCCACCTGGCCCCATTTCTGGAGGAGCATACTGTGGATTATCCATTTCTTCAATAATCTGCTTATCAATCTCTTCCATGTCTTCTTCTGTCTGATAAAGAACGTTGCGGCGAATCCATTCATGCGAGTAGTACTTGCCTGCATAGTCATCGACATCACGAAGCATCGAGATACGATCGCGAAGAATTTCTGTATTCTTCAATTCGGCGAAGTGATTATCTTCAGAGTATTCGTACTTAAAGTTAGCTTTAAATTCTGACCAATCTTCTGAGGTAATGATACCTTTCAGAATCAATTGTTTCTCAAGAATTTTACTAAAAACTTCTGAAAATCTTGCACGAAGACGCGTAATGAATTTAGCAAACTTCACTTCGTCGCGAGTGACTTCAGTGGCTCTTCCAAAGTTGAAAGCTTGTTCAGGATCTAAACGTGAAATAGGAACGTTCAGCGCTTTATAAAGCTTACGCTGAAAGTAAACGATGTCGTCGATCTGTCCGAGGTTTTGTCCACCTGGAAGAGTAGTAATTTCTGTACCCTTACCGCCTTCACGTCGTGGTAGCCAGAAATCCTCAAGCATTGTCATATGCTTACGATCATCCCGGATTTCTCCGGTCCCGGCATCGTACACTACCTTATTCTTAAAGCGAGTCATGACATCACGAAGATATTGCTCAGCTTTCATTTTCGGTAAGTTGCCGACATCAATATAGAAGATACGACGTTCAGGTGCACGTGAGATACGATAGATGACTAATGAGTCTTCCATCGCCTTTAACTGATTAAGAGGCTTAATTGCCTTCTGTAAATAACCAAGAACCATGTCACCTTTGACATTGACAAGACCAGAAGATACATTGACAATAGAGTCGACTGCAATCTTAATGCCTTGAGTAGTAGGATCTTGATAATTTGGTTGGCTTGGTGTTTTACCGAAACCATTTTCATTGTAGATATAGAACTCTTCGCCTACCATCGGAACAATGACATTTGAATCTTTCGCAGCTTTTCTTTTCTTTTGAGTCTTGACTTTCCGAAGCTTACGAGGATCTACGTAGCGTAGTTCTTGAATGCCTTCTCTTGGCTTCTTCTCGTCGATCATCAAGTGATAGAATATTCTGCCGTCTACATACCATTTACGGAAAATTTCGTAGGCGTGTTGATTAAATTCAAGCAGTTCGAGTACTGTATCAAACTCATCAAGGATAAGCTTTTTGACTTTGTCTGGCTGCTCTAAATCGTCAAGATTTAAAGATACAGGTTCTTTCTTTGGATCAATTACGACAGCTTCGTTGATAATGTCATCGACAGCCAACTCGATGTCAGGATGTTGAGCCATCTCTCTATACTTCGAGACGAGCTCTGATTCGGTTCGAATAGAACCTTCCATATCAACATATTGACCGTAAGCGCCACCTTCAGCAAGAACAAGCGCTCCATCATCGTCCTGTTTTGGGGCAAATGATAGAAGCGCTTTTTCTTCTTGCTTTCTTTTAATTTCAAAACCAAATAACTCGGCCATGGATTCTCCAATTTAAATAACAAAAAAAGTAAGGGTAATAACTACCCTTTACTTATTAATCGCCGCCGGCATCGCCTGTCTGTCCGACCTTACCAACTGACCAGTAGTCATATTGGAATGTCACCTGGAACAGTTCGATCTGATCAGTCGTCGACCAATCGAGCTCGATCGGGCTGATATTACTTGGGAAGATTCCGTTAAAATCATAAGTACGGATCTTCGTACCATCTTTACCAAACTGAGTGACTGTGGCCTGAGACTTATATCCAGGGCCAATTTCTCTGACGTTGCGCTGTAGACGATTGATCTGATTCGACCATTCTTCCATGGCATTCCGAATCAAGAAGTCTTCATCGTTCATGATCGTGACTGTCCATTCGGCGAATGTTCTATCACCAGCTAACTTCATTTGACGACCAAAGTAAAACACTGGAATGACTCCAAGATCAGAGCCAGGCAGCTGAGCTGCCTGACACATGAATCTTGTTTTTCGATCTCCATCACTGTTCGCGGGATTTGAAATATCCACTTGGAACAGATTTTGTCTTGCACCGCCAAATTGTAGCTGGCTTCTCATTTCATTGATATTAAAAGCCATTTACTTTCCTCCTACGTTTATTTTTATTTATTAGAACTGGCCAGCGATTTCATTGAACTCGACACCAGATCTGACGGCGACGAAGTTTAGCTGAATGAAGTTGATCGACTTAGCAGGCTTAATGTAGATGTCTCCAACAAAGCGATTGCTGTCAATTACTTCAGCAGTGTTATTCGTCTCGTCACAAACCACGCGGAAGTCAAAGATTCCACGACGACCTTGAACGTCGCGAAGATATGGTTCAACTAGATTTACAAACTGTGATCTTGTGAAATCGTCGTTGAATTCAAACAGCGTAGAGTTTGAAGCTGTTGCAATCGCCTTTTCAAGAACAATAAACAAGCGACGTACGTTAATACGGTCGAATGCACTTGCACGACCTAGGAGAGTCTTATCTCCGTAAAGTACTGTGCCTTGACCTGGGAATGTTACGATTGGATTGACATCGTTCTTATACAGAAGATCTCTTTCAGTTTTTCCAGGGCTGAATGCCAACTTCACGAGGTTTTTAATTTGACCGCGAGTAAATCCAGCAGGAGAGAACCAAGGATCTTTCAGGCTATCACTGCGAGCAGTAATACCAGCAATATCTCCGTTCAAAGGAATGTAGCGATATACGTCAGCATACTTGTCGTACTGATACTTGTAACCAGAATCGAGGAATGCATATGAAGTATTACGCAGAAGATTTCTGAAATCTACGATGTTCTGAGCTTGTGCGTTTTCTGTTGCGATACCTACAACATCAGAGTATGCAGGAGATACGAACACTACGCAATCCTTACGAACTTCTGCAATGTTATCGATCAGATAGTTAGCTAGCTGAACGTCGCTGGTTCCGATTGCTTTCCCTTGAAGAATCAAAGAAACATCGACTGTACTTGCATCTGCGAAGAGATCGTATGCAGCACCAACGGCTGCCATTGATACTGTACTTTCTGTCGCGCCATCTGTTCCTCGAACGAAAGACTTCGTATAAGTCGTCGTATTGGTCGAGTTAGCAACGGTTGAGAGAGTATTCGAAGCAGCGCCTGAGCGATCGTTTGTAGCCCAAACCCAACGTGAGAAGTCGTTGATCGCTGTCTTATAGTAGTTAGTTGTACCATCTTCTTTCTTAGCATCTGTTGCACGCGAAAGGTTTTGGTAGATTTCAAGTACTTGACCAGGTGTTCCGCTGATTAGACCATCTTCGTCAACCACAACAACTGAAACTTCGTCTTTCGTAGAAAGTCCGGCGTTTGTCATCGCTTGAGATACGCCTGGAGCAGAATCTACAGTGTTGAAGTATTCCCATTGACGTGTCAAAGAGTTTGCGCTGAAGTTAGTCGATTTGTTCCAAGTTGAATCGAAAACGATGTTAAAGTAGATGTTTGTACCATCATCGGCTTGTGCGCCTTTTGAAGCGACCTTCATATTCTGCTTACCGATAGTAGTATTACCAACTTCTACGTAGTCGCCAACCGTTAGCTTGTCACTGACTGCTGTCACCGCAAGACGTGCTTGAGCGAGCGTAAGGCCAAGATCAGTCGCTGATTGTTTTGTGAAGAATACGACCGAGTTGGCTGCGCCATTCGAGATGGCAACGTTTGCTCCACCAGATGTTAACGAGAGAGTAAAGCCGGTTGTATTCGCTCCAGTAATGAAGTACGATGTACCTTCTGATAAACCTTGAATGCTATTCGCGGTCGAAGAAGAGCCCTTTGCATACCATACTGCATCGCCATTCGTAAAGAGTGTATTTGCGGTTGCAAGAGAGATAAAGTTAGCTGATACGCCATTGGATCCAACTGTTCGTGCTGTCACAGCAGATGCTACGCGATCTGCGAAATCGTCGTTAGACCATACGAAGACAACGTTAGCAGTATTGCTGCCGACTGAAATCGATACATTCGCTGATGTAAGATCTGCAAGAGCATATGCGTTTGCAGTTGTTGAACCGTAAGAAGTATTGGTTTCGAAAGTGATAGTTTCAGCGTATTGTCTATCACTGTCGCACATTGAAACTTTCAGAGAGTTACCGAGTGCACCAGGATAACGAGCTACAAACTCTGTTCCTGTAAATGTTGCATTCGCTGCACCTTTGTTTTCGAATTCTTCGGAGTTTCTAACAACTACGTTTGATGCAACGACTGCAGCTGTATCACCAGCATAAGCAGAAAGAGTCGTAGTGTTTGCAAAGAATGAAAGAACCGCAGAAGCGCTTGTAGTAGCTGCTCTCGAAATAGTAGTAGTGGTATTGGAAACCGCCGTAACGAAGGTATCATCTGGAATGCCATCGCCTTGTACGCGATTACCAACTGTAAGGCCAAGAGCCGCGCCGTTCGATGTGGCAAGCGTAGTATTACTACTAAGAGTAACAGTCGCTGTATTAGAGAAACCTGTTGTATTGGCAGCACGCGAAACATATAGAGCATTGCCATAAGAAAGGAAGTTTGCTGCTGTATAGAACGTTTCGTAGTTGTCCGAGGTCGGTTTACCGAAGCGATTTGCGAGTGTATTTTCTGAATCTACAAGAACGAACTTTCCGACTGGTCCCCAACGAAATACTCCGCCAAAACCTCCGACAGTAGTCGCAAGTGCTGGAACAGTAGTTGTAAGATCAATTTCGGAAACATTGATTCCTGGGCTGACTTGAAACGCCATTGTTATCTCCCTTTAAAGGTTAGTCATGTAAGTTGCATTTACTTTATTTATAACTTCAAAAAATTAGGGTATTTGTTTATGAAAACACGAGGCAAACGTATGTTTAATCGTTCCCTAGCAGAATCTAGATTTTCAGATAGTAGTTTATCATAATCTTCGGCTAATAGAAACTTAGCCTTTTTGCCATTTCGATAAGCTTCATACACCATTCGAAGCCGAGTAAAAGCTTCAGAAGGATGTCTTATTAAAAGCGTGAATAAGATACTTAAACTAATTACTAACCACGCAAGCGACCGGGTTTGTGCATAAGAAAACATTATCATACACATTTCTCCTTCTGCAGTTGTAGGATAATTAGTTAAAATATGCCATATATCATGAGTATCGCGGTATCTTCTTGCCATCCAACTGTAAGGATGTTTAACTTCAATCCATTGATCAGCGGCGTTTTTTCTACTCATTGCTACAATAGCTAATCGATGGTGCTGAAAACAATCAGCAGCTGCTTTACCAACAGATTTTTCAGGTCTATTCACAAGACCTGGCAAATATTCTGATATTTCTTCAGACTTATATGCCATCTCTCCGCCTGTTCGAGTTTCGAGCATCTTTTTATACGTATATTTTAAAGAAGGTCCACTGCCATGGCGTACTACTTGTAAAATAAAAATTAAGGCTTTCCCAGGATTATTCAGTGCATACTTCATAGGTTTAATTAATTTTCTGAGATTAAGTCCGTATTCATCTTTCATATCAAAAGTTTCCTTCAAAAAACCCTCGCTTTTGTGCTACCCAAAAATCATCTCTTGGACCACCGTCAAAGAGTGGTTCGTTGACTTCTTCGTCATGTATATCATCGCCTGTACTCATTAATCCGAATGGTAGCATTTGTTGCTCAAGCATTTTCTCGTTCTGCTCGTAGATTTGCATACGAATATCGATATTTGTAATTTCTTTCAGATATGGTTGTGTAGTTAACCAGGCAAAGAGAACACAACACATGGCCATATCATCGTTACCATCTTCTGCTTCGTAAGACTGATTCCCTTTCAAGGTGTTCTTGAGTGAGAAACGACTTAACTCATAGATGGTATCATAATCATAGATCAAGAACTTGTCGGCCTCGACGAGAGTCTTGAGTGTGGCACAACCAATTCTCTTGACTTGTTTTGATGTTTTGACTCCATAATGTGTAGTGGTAGCAAAACCACCTGATAAACTTTGTCCTGTTCTACCATTATTGGCAGTCACAAGAACTCCGTCATATTCAAGATCATAGTGTAAGATGTCAGCCACTTGCTGACCAATATCATTTGTTTCGACGAGAACAAGAGCATCATTGTATTTGACTGCAGCTCCATAGATAATGTTTGGATATATCAATGGAGATATTAGATTATTTCGAAATGCGGCCACTTGACGATATGGCATCGTCGATACGTTGACGACAATAAAAGCAGAATAGTCGGCTCCGGCTCCTCGAGCAGTATCAACCACAATCGCATAAATGGTATCTGGTTCTGGTTCTTCGTAGATCTTCAATCCACCATCAGCCTGAGCAATTGGATTTTTATAAACCATATTACGAAGTTTGGTAGGATGAATCAGTGTATTCGAAGATCCAAGGAATTCGCACTCATATTCTTGTCTAAACTGATCTTCAGACGTATTGCTGATCGTCTGTTCTTTCCATGCATCATCGCGGCCTGGAATTTGTGACCAGTGAACGTCAACACGAGCATAAGCATTTCTACCTTCTTCAGACTCTGTCCAGATACGATAGAACATGTTCATGCCATTCGGTGTCGAAGTAATCAGAACCTTCGAACTTTGACCAGATGAAATGGTAGGATAAACCGAAGCGAAGAACTCATCTTGAATGTTGGTCGGAACGAAGGCAAACTCGTCAAGGTAAACCATGTTCTGAGAAGTACCACGAATCGCAGAAGATGAGGTAGCCGAGGCAAGGATTTCAGATCCATTCTCGAGCTTAATGTTACCTTTATTCCATTCAGTCACGCCCATCTGAAGCCACTTCGGAAGATGCTCGAACATCAACTGAATACGTCCAAGGATTTCTCGAGCTTGTCTGTCTTTGTTGGCCAGAATAGCAATCGAGTATTCTTCGTTGAATACGATCTTCCAAAGTAAGTAAGCGGCAACAGTCGTCGTCTTACCGACCTGACGAGGCATCTTACAGATAACAAATCGATTCTCTTCGAAGGCGAGGATCATTTCTTTCTGAAATTCCCAGAGCGGGAACATGATCAAACCTTTGTCAATGTTGACAATCTTACAGTAAGTTAAGATAAAGTAGATCGGATCCTCAGAGCACTTGATATACTCGGCAACCTGCTCTGGAGTATACTCGACTTTTGTGTCGGCTCTTTTTAATCGAGGATTACCTAAATAATTTTCACTCGCCATCTTTATGCTGCTTTAGATATTTTTGTAATTCTGCAGTCGACCCGACGAACAAATTATTTGTGACTTGTTGAGCGGTAGCAGTTGGATCATCTTCCATCAGTTTTTTCTTTTTGACTTGTAAATCCAGAAGATCTTTGCTCGCTCCAACCATGGTGTTCATCATTCCAGCAAGTACTTCATATGCTCTTGGATGTTGACTTTGTTTCGCTACATCCATCAGATCAAAGAGAGCTTCTTGCCCTTTATTAATGACTTCCATCATATTCTCGCGAGCAAATTCAAAGTCAGCCGAGACTTGTGTGCTCATCTTCTTTTCGATCACAGCCGGAAGAGTTTCGCCTGCGGCGATGTTTAAAAATTTATCAAGTTCATTGCTCATTAGATATTCTCAGTAATTGTATTAATAATGCTATAGTTATCTGTACTTATAATATCTTCGTATGAAATACTTAAAGCAGTGTTGGTAGTAGGTTGTCCATTTGCTGTCAGTCCAGGACGTGAAGTCACTACTATCGTATTCGCCGTGCTATTAGTATTTCCGGTCGCGACATCTTCTGGAAATCTAAATACAGTTTCAGCATGTTTAATTAGTTTTGATTTCTTCGATGGTCCGTACAACCAACCTTTCAATGTAAAGTTGAGTGTCCATATTAAAGCTCTTCTTTGTTCGAAGCTGCCTTCATATTGATCTTGAGAAGAGATGCTATTTAAAATAATAGGAATATCGCGAGCACTATCGACTTCTGGTACAACATTCACGCTCACAGTAAAAGCAGGTGTAAAGTAAGGTACGATCTGTTCTACTATTCTTGTGCCATCTTCGGCGTTCTTCACTAAGATATTCATCTCAAACTGCATATCATACGGAACAGGTTGATATTGATATTTGACTTCATCGTCTGTGCCTGCAGTGGCAGATTGTTTCGTCAGTTTATTCAAAGTATTTAACTTACGAGTAGGATCATATTCTAAAGTCGTCATTTCAAAAGAAATGCGAGGAAGAATAATACCAACTTGATTATCGAGTCTCGGGCTTTGTTCAAGTCTCGAAAGTATTTTGTCTTTTGGACCGTACGTTAAAGGAACTTTCAGAGTCTGAAGTACTTCTCCGGTCGAGCTGAGTCGATTGATATAGATATCGTTGAAGACAGTTCCGAATACAATGATGTATTTTCTTAGACTGTCATGGTTCCATGTTCTTCCAAACATTATACTTGTCCCTCACTAAACGGATCTATCTGCGTCCAGTCAAGGATAGTGTCCCCGTCTGTTTCAAACTCGACATTATCTTCGAATGCATCTCCGGCTTGTGTACCAAAATCATAGCTGCCTTGTATGATTGGATTTCCTTCTTGAGTAACCAGAAGTAAATTGTCATTTGTCAAGATTCCAAAGGCATCGAGGCTGAGACTACTTAATTTCTCAATACTGTCAATGGCTTCAATGCCAGTATTTAACTTCTCACTTCCATACTCAAACATCTCGCAGACGAGATCATACATCTGAATAGCGCCCATCTGATAAAAGACAGGAGTTTTATTGACATACTTGACATACATCAAACGATCAGCCATGGCAAGATAAATCAAATCACCTTCTTGTGGACGATCGATCATTTCTACTGAACCAATCTCGTTCATGAAGTTACGAACAGAGACAGTAAATGTAACTTGATCTCGAATCTCAAGACCAAACTTCGATAAGAATTGTCCGTCACCTTCATAGCTTTCATAGCTACGAATATACATGTCAATTAAATAATTACTGTTGTACTGTGATAATGAATCTTCTTCATAAACTTCGTCTTTTTCTATTAAAGTACGAGGACAATAGAATACATCATGACCATATATTTGAATAGACTCAAGAACCAGATCTTCAATTAAGATCTGCTCTTGACTATTCGTAAAGTTGTTGAAATAGAAATTGGTCGACATGTATTATCCAATCATATCGAGAACCGGCAGAGAATAAGAAGAAATCATCTCATCTTCGAGCTTTCTTCTTTCGGCCACAGCATCATCATAAATTTTCTCTCCGTTGAACTGTACTCCACCAGGTAAAGTCATACCACTAAACTTTGTAAGATTCGAACCCCATTGTTCTTTAATGAGAGTCGTAGCATAGTTCTGAAGCCACCGATCGTTATAAGCATCTGTAAAAGTTTCTGGATCGACGACCTCATAAGCTTCTACAAGTAAGAATGAGCCAACAGCAACCGTGTTCCAGTCCATGTCGACATGTAATCGATCTTTATGACGAGAATAGCGAATCGGTTGTTTACCGACGAGAAGCTCTGTCATGAGTGCAAGATGTTCCATCACCATATAATATGGAACAAGAGATACGTTTGTGAGAGTATAAATATCATTCAGTGCGATTTGATATCGAATATTGAAAAGATCGTCAGAGCTTATCGAAGGATCTCCCATCGAGAAGATGCTGACAGCGCCGATGATATTTTCTGGAAGAGTAATATACTTGTTTGTGACATCAGTATCAGTGATCGCATGCTTATAGTATATTTTTTCTGAACCATCAAAGTGATAGTCATACCAGTAACGTAAAGCTTCGTCGATACGATCGTCGACTTGATCATCATCGACGTTAATCTCAATGACTGGTTTGCCGAGCTTTCGAAGGCAATACTCTTTAAATGTCGCTTTTGTAGTAGGAGTTGCCATCGAATACCTCTTTTACTATATTTATCCTTTAGTTATTTATAAGCAATATAAATACAGCCAGTACATGATGAGGACTTGAAATATTATGAATTTAGACTTGATGATTATTGATAACTTCTATATCAATCCCGACGCCGTGAGAGCTTTTGCTTTGACTCAAAACTTTGGCGTCATAGGTAACTATCCAGGAAAACGAACACCTTCATTTTTGACACAAGACGTCAAAGATTGCATTCAGCATTGGATGAATCCAGTCGGAAAGATTTCCAACTGGCACGAAGATTCAGGTTATACTGGCGCCTTTCAATACGCTACCGCTTCAGATCGAACGTGGATTCATTGCGATCATACGAGCATGTGGGCTGGTGTATGCTACTTGTCACCAGATGCTCCATATACCGCTGGCACTGCCATGTATCGGCACAAAGAAACGGGCGAATATCGAGCTCCAACGAACGAGCATGAGGCATACGACTATACCAAGTGGGATCGAATCGATGTTGTAGGCAACAAATACAATCGATTAATTCTCTACAGCGGAGATCTCTTTCATGCTAGCTTAGATTATTTCGGTAAAGATTTGTATGATGGCCGTCTGTTTCAGACATTCTTCTTTGACACGGAGCATGCACAATGAAAGTTTGTAAGGTAATATGGTCGACCAATCGACTCGAGTATTTGATTCCTACACTCAAATCTCAGCGAGATATGTTAAACTTTGAAGGTTGCGAAGTCGAAGGCATCTTTTTCGACGATATGCCAAAAGGGCGGCATGACGGTACGATGTTCGAGCTAGCTAAGAATTTTGGCTTTACTGAAATCTTCTTACATCAACAGAATATGGGTTTGCCATACGTATGGAATCGAACCTTCGAACTCCTGAGAGAACGAGATTATGATTACGTGTATCTATCTGAAGATGATGTGACGTTCAACTGTCCGATTCGAATGCTCGACATGACTCAGATCTTACATGACTATCGTAACGTTTCTCAGGTATGCTTGACACGACAGAAATGGTATGACTTTGAAGAGGAAACACAAGCTTATGAAACAGACATTACACTTGGAAAATACCGTGGCGAGCTTTCTGAAGCATATTTTTGGAGTTTGGCAAGTGTTTTTCCGCGTGCCATAGTAGATCTTCCTCATGCCGAATCAGTAGGCGAGAAGAACTTGAGCGAGTATGTTGTAGCAAAATCATTGCAGCAACTTGGTATGCAGACATGTAAGCTGAAGACCGAAGAAGGCCATAACATTGTAAATCATATCGGCGAATATAGCATCGGTAAACGAGCAGAACCAGGAGATCCTCGCTACGAAGATTTTGCATCATATGATCCTGAAACAAAATACAGTTCAAAGCATGGAACGAAGTGGAGTTAAGTTATGAACTTAGAATTTTCAGAAATAAAACTTTACAATCCGGGGGTTCTTAAAACACGAATTCCAGCTTCTATTTTTGCTGATCTCACTCGAGACTTGCAAAAGCAAGTTGATAATAAGCCGAAAAAATACAATGCTTTTTTAATAGGACAAATAGAAACAGAATTTCAGTACGTTATTAACGGACAATTTA